CTGGTTGCCCTGGGATCCTTCTGAGAACGTTGTCCAGGAGGTGGAGTATGCCGAGAAGGAGCTCAATGAGATGATGCGTAAATACAAGGAAAACGAGGTCAATAAGGACATCTTTTTCGAGGAACGTAAGAACGAGAAGATTGAAGATCAGAAGAAAGAGAATGCCCGTCGCCGTGAGCAGGCTCTCAAAGATAAGGAGAAGGAATCTACACTGTCAATCCTGGATAATCCTCCTGTTCACCCTACCGAAGGAGCAATTCGCGAGTAAAGAATAAATGTCACGGTCTAAGGTTCAAGAAAGACAATTGGCAGACATTATAAAACAAGGTAAGGAACTGGGTAATGATCCAAATGCAGATTTGGACAGTGCTCTTCAGAAGTTTTCAGATGAAAAATTGAAAACTACATTTCATCAGGCATATATCCAGGCAAAAATGGACCGCCTCCACATGGCGGGTAAACGTAAAACTCGCAAATCTAAAAAGCGTTCACGGAAAACAAGACGCCGTTAATTCTTCCCTTGCTGTTTAACCCATACTTGAGGACCCTTCTTCTGAACCTTAGAAGGATCAAAATCATCACCAGCCAACATTGTAGAACTAAAAGGTTGATTATTAGCCCAGAGCGAATCATCACATAACCGAAAACTCGGGTGATCACTTGCTTTATACCAGAATACCTGGTCTTCTAACTTGTTAGATTGAACACCATTCGCTATTACCAGGCACTCGTAATTTTCAGTACATTGATCCATGAATTGGCAGAACATCTCAAAGGTAGGAAACATACCGGCATAGTTGTCGTAGATTCTCTTTCTGTTTGTGATGTTGTTCTCTCTTAAGATGAACACGAAATCTATATTTGTTCTCAAGTTGGGCGTAATACCCAATGGGTACTGCATAGTAATCAGTGTTACCATATCGATGTGACGGCCGTTCATAAATACATAACGTGTTGATTCTTCATTGATCCAGGTCTTATCATACAAACAATCATCAAGAATCAAGAAGGCGCGAGGATCAGAATTAGAGTTTCCACCATGAGATTTCTTATCATGGTTTCTTTGCTGTTTGACTGCCAACTGACGCTTAATAGCGTTCATCACTATTCCAGGGCTGTACTTATCATGAATTAATTTTGAAGGAACCATTTCTTGGAAGAAAGGATTGGCAACTTCTGTACCAGAAATTACAGTTCCTACAGGAAAGCAAGACCTGGTATTTGCAAGAATGTCGCGAACCAAGAAAGATTTTCCAGTATCCTTCTTTCCGATTAAGACAATCATGGGAGATTTACGCGAGTCTATTTCGCATCTGTCGACTATAGTTTGAATGTTGAACTTTCTAATTTGAAAATTCATCGCGTGAAGATTCCTATATTGGTTTAGGGTATGGATTATAATTGAATAAATGAAGCGTAAACAAACTTCAGAGTTGCGAACCAACCCATTGGCATTATCAGTGGGTCGTATCTCGTGTAAGAAAGACCTGTATGACGTTACAAAGATACAGCCATTCTTTCCTCCAATCGAATGCTTGTTTAAAACTAATTCGTTGGAGAATGTTCATGAATATGGGATAAAGCTTCGCGACCAACTAGTTTCAATTGGTCCCAATAGTTTAGCAACTCTTGAGTCTGGACGAAAAATTGAGGTTCATCCAAAGATTACTATGCTTTTGAGTCGGTATAAGTGTATGAAGGGTGAATTTGGAACATTCGGATTACCTATGCTTTCGGAACATGCTCGTGAAACTCAGTCTAAATTACAAAGCCATAACACAGCAGGATATGTTGGATCGATTTTATCGGTTGCTTTATCTCAATCAGGATGCCAACATTTCCCAGAAGTGTTTGCTGTCTATACTGGTAACGCTCTAAACCATAAGATTGATATCTCGGATGATTACGAAGAACTTTCCGAACGTCCTTGGTTTTCTCAAAACATTGGCAAAACATTCGAACTTCACCTAGATGAACATTCTGGAACTCCCATTGAATACACACGCAGTGCACGTTTATCGCTTCAACTGGGAGAAGATGCCGAGTTGTGTGATGTTCAAGAACTTGATCTCATTCATGCTGAGGCTACTCCTGCAGAAATGACTGCCGTATTCAGGGAGGAAGAACTGGATGATGAAACTGAATCCACATCTGATGTATCAACATCCTACCTTTTTGCAATTGAATCTATGGCATCTTCTTTTGATGGAAGTGTTGATTCGGATGATTCAGAAGATGAACCATTTGCTTGGGCAACATTTAAGAATGTTCCTGTCCAAATGACAGTTATGGAAAAGTTAGATGGAACATTGTACGAGTTACTGAAAGGTTCAGACCCAGCTAAACACTTAGCTTGGATCGCTCAAATCATTTTTGCCTTGGCATATGCCCAGAGAAACTTTGGATTCACACATAATGACCTTCATGGCAACAATGTGATGTTCAAGACAACAGATAAGGAGTTTTTCCATTACTTTCATGGAGGAGTAACCTATAAGGTTCCAACATACGGTTATCTGCTAAAGATTATTGATTTCGATAGAGGCATTGGTTCAATCAAGCTTCCAGGAATGAAGGAGGCTAAGTTATTCATGAGCGATCAATTTGCAGCATCTGAAGAGGCTGGGGGCCAATATAATTGCCCACCTTTCATGACTGAAAAGCACAAGATAATTAAACCAAATCCATCCTTTGACTTAGCTAGACTGGCAACATCGTTATTCTGGGATTTGTTTCCAAGTGGCCCCAAGTTTGAGGACTATCAAGAGCAACCATTATTTAAGTTATTCTTGAAATGGATGACCTTGGAAGACGATACTAGTGTTCTATTTTTCAAAAAGAATCCTAAGCTTGACCGATATGTTGGATTTAGTTTATATAAGGCAATTGCTAGATTTTGTAAGGATTCCATTCCACGCAAAGAGATATCTGAACTGAAATGCTTTATTTCTGAAGATGTAGGAATCGAACAATGTTTAGTTATTGACTAAGCCGGTGAAAACGAATTTTAGAATCATACAGATACGGTTAGAAAATGGCTCCAAAAGTGGTTATACATGTGGCTTTGCCCGACGGTACAAGCTATCAGAACCACACGACCGACCGAGAGCAGGGTTGTGCAGGTGACCGCTTGATGCGTAGAGTAAAAGCCCATCTCAAAAAGAGGGGATACACACTAGAGAACGTCATTACGAACATGTTTGTTGTAGAGGAAACCACTGGCAGATACGCCAGGTTTGTGTACACCTGCATCCAACCAGATAGGTGGGAGGTAGGCATCCGACTTGGAACTGTGGCCGATGGCCCATGGGATTTGACTTATTGGTATAGCCACGTGACATACGATGGTACCTTAGCCATAACCGACCAGTACAATCGACTGCTGAGCTAGAGAGCTCCCTTTTTAAACTGTTGAATAAACAAATGTTTACCGTCTTATTTTGGATTAGTTCATTGCTTTTTATCCCTTTATTTGCTACAATCTAACAGAAGTTCCGTCTTTTATGCTCAGGTATTTTCAGGATGTGCCATGTTTGTAACTAGCAAGATTGGGCGTACATTCTTAGGACTAGAATGACGGAACACCAACAAACATTTCCTGGGCTGGGGCTGGAACTTCAGTTTTTACAACTTCGGCGATAACTTCAGGTGATGAAACTGTGTATGCAATTCCACCACTCAGAAGACCCCCCAGAACAGTTAACTTTGATGCTGAAAACCAATCAATCGGCTCTCCCTTGAATCGACGATCCAGGGCATAAAGAATAAAGCAAATTATAGCAACAGCAACAGCAACATATATCGACATCATTTGTTGTCAAACAATGTGAATCTTTACAGATTTAGAACGAGGCCCTCTCCTTCAGCCTTGGAATCAATCTCTGACATCAGGTCGACTTCGGGGATTTCAACCACCTTGGCCTCTTCTTCCATCTTTTCATCAAGATCTGTAAAAGATAGTTTGTCATCTTCGTCTTCGGGTTTATCGACAAAGGATAGTGAGCGAGGCCTTTCCTCTTCATCTGAATCTTCCTCATCTGGAAGGTCTTCAAAAATGACAGACTTCGAAGAAGGGGCGGGAGCTGGCTTTTCTTCTACTGGGGGCTCACTGAAGTATGACTTAGCAATTACCTCCCAAGGTAAGAATGAACGTACAACGTCGTCTATCGTTCTATAGACAACCTGTTCAATCTCTTGACGATTCTTTGCCTGTTGCTCTGATTGAATACCAGACGTCTTGAACAGATAGGCAACCTGCCACAACTTTCTAGCAGAGTGTTTGTACAATTCATGAATAAACTTGGTTACATTAGGGCGTTCAAACTCCACTCGGACCTGTGATGATGAGCCACGATACTGAAGGGCGGCAAAAGACTTCATATAGGCAAGAAATACTCCCATTAAAAGATCATCCATATAGGCACACTTGGAAACTTTGAGAATTCGTTCAACCTCCTCTGCTAGGGTATTGTCTGACCAATCTGGAATCTTAGTTACCATATTCTGAAATGTTCTCAGAATTTCCTCTGGTTGCTTATTTCGTTCACAAAGTTGTTTTGCACTGTCATGAATACTCCAGAACCCCTCGGCAAGTCGAGGAATAAGGAGAGTGGCTAGGTGTTCACGAAGTTGAATTTTTGCCACCTCAGTTTCGCTCATTTGTAAGAATAAATCAAAAGAGAATAGCCAGAAAAACGGATTTGAAAAACTAAATATAACTGTATTCGTATACATCATGAACATGGTTACTAACAACGATCCGGAACCGGAAACCGCTGGAGTTATGGTTTTCGATGAAGAACTTTAATGAGCCTTATTTGGCTCTTTTTTTCTGAAAAACGGATTCTTTTGGTTTCTGATAAAATAATTTTAACAACAGCAAAAATGGCTTCTACTAATGAGCTCTCACTTGCAATTATCCGTGCAGCCGTTCAAAAGGCTCATGAAGAAATTGACAATGCCTTCAGGCAAATTCTAACTTCTGGGGAACCCCCAGTTGTGGAGGAGAGCGAGGAGACAAAGCTGACGCCACGCCAGAAGCTTGAAAAGCAGTTGGCAACGGCAAATGAAAAGCTCACCAAGCTCAACGAGAAGATCGCTGGCGGTAAGAGCAAGACCAAAGACAAGGACGCAGAGAACAAGAATAAGTTTGAGGAGGTAATCTCCAACATCAACTTGAAGATCTCTGAGCTCGATGTCAAGGAGGCCAAGAAGGCCGAGCCCAACCCTGTAAAGGCAGTGGCAAAAGAGGCTGAGGAGAAGACCGAGGCCAAGAAACATGTTCCACGCATCACGCCTGCCATGACTACAAAGCTGAAAGAGGCTTTTGAGACGGTAGGTGTCGATTGGGACGACAAGTACAAGAAGGAGTTTGTGACACACGTCAACTCTCTTTCCGACAAGCAGTTTGGAGATATGACCCTGGAGGGGCACATGTCCCACTTTGCCAGCAAACATGCCCCGCTCGTAGGCGGTGGTGGTGGCGCCCTTCCTGAGCTCAAGACACTGACGGTGGCTGAACTCGTCAAGCAAAACAAGAACCTGAAGCAGGTGTCCGCTGGTGTTTACCAGCACAAGACAACTGGCGAGATGGTGACTGGTCCTGGAGAGGACCTAGACGAGGAGTTTGAGGACAATGACCTTGACGATGTTACCTACATCGTCGGCCAGACCACCAAGCGCGTGTACAAGCCTTCAGAGGAGGGTCCCGATGAGTTCGTGGGCTACTGGGGCGTTGTAAAGTGGTAATGACTCTTGTCGAGCAGACAATATACGGCGAAAGCCAATTTTTAATTGATAGAGGGAGAGTCTTCGGTTACCGTTTCGGTTACCGTTTCGGCTACCGTTTCGGCTACCTTATTCAATTCATCAAATGAAATATAATCTGGAAAAAACAATGAAATTAGGAAAACAGCCAAAAATTGTAGATAGGCAATACCTAATGTGAAAGCAATTAATCCTCCCCCACTAAACGATGACCCAGAAATAGCAAATGAAAATGTCGATAATACAATTACAAATGCTCCTACAGCTCCCACAATCCAGGATTTGAGACCGTTAACCCCAAACTTGTAGAATGACCAAGCAAGATAAGCCCCTATAATCGATGAAAGTATATAAAAAATAACATTCCAAACATCACCCCATGGTGAAACTTTATCTTTTTCACTTTTAACTGTTGGAGCATTAATAACCATCTGTTCTCCGTCATCTTTAGAGAACAAGGTAGCTGGAGCACCGTTTATTGATGCATTTACCTGAAGTATCTTTTTTACCCCTGGAGCAGGATCAGTAATTCCAAGTACCTGAGGACTGACCGTAAGGCTTAGTGAACCATTGTTGACTAGTTTTTTTACTGTAGCTGTTACCTCTTCAATGTGTTGATCACTCCCGTATGTTGCTTTTAGAATCTCTAATCCCTTTGGTGGTTCTGCCATCTCTTATTATGATGAGAATACAACATTTGCTATTCCTCTCGTTATGCGCAAAAAGTTATATGACTCAACGTATACTGTTACAGTATACGTGTAAGGGCGCACAGCTTCAGCGGGTTTTGTAACAACTGAAATAACTTGGTCTGGTCTCAGTCCTCTACCTGGAACATCGCCAGGAGTACTTGTAGTCACACTGACTGGCGAACGACTGAGAGCCGTGGACTTTAAAATACAACCTGGAAGGATTATTGGATTCTGTGTAAATGGAGGGTCTTGGAGTGTCAGACGAAGAATTGTCTTGTTAAACATAGACCCATTGACATGACCTGATGGTTGATGAGTATCGTGATCCAAGGCAAAGGAATACGTGTAGATTCCAGGAAGTATAGATACATTACCGTTGTGATGACGATAGTTCTCGAGATATTTAAAGAAGTCAAACGTCTTTGTATTGAAACGTTCGGCACCATCAAACACGATAACACCGTCAATTAAGGAATCAAATGCACTTTGGTTCTGACCAATTGCTGACCCGCTAGTGTACCATGGAGTCATAAGACCAGCTTGGTATGGACCGTACGGAGTGCTCGGCTGATTCGTATAGTTGTCTACATCATTATTTGCTATGACATCAGTTCTCTGAGCAACCCATACAACACGAGTACACAAATTCACAAGGACCAGTTCAATATCATTACCCGCCCCAAACAATCCTGGTACTGTAACTACTCGATTATCTTTAATTTTAAATGAATTGTCACTCTTTGCCAATTGGACTACTTCGGCATCTCCGAGAAAAATATAGTTTGCTTCAATATACGGGTTCAAAGCCCATGTTACCAATGATGTATTAATTGGTGCCACTCCCATAGTGGGAGGACTCAGAAAATTAGACAACAAAAATTGAGAAGAAGCTGGGTCTGCTCTGATTCGCTGACCAAACGTCCCAGGAGGACTATCAAAAATAGAGGCAGATGTTTCGCGAACATCGCGTACAGTAAATAGGTCATATATAGAGGCAAACTCGACAACAATTTCTACCTCCGAGTACTGAAGAGCTACGAGGGGGAGTGCTGTTCCAATGTCTTCACAAAACCAGAAATGAAGAGGGATTACTAGATCTCTGGCAAGGATAGATGGTTGGGCAACAGCTGTTGAAGTGGTAATTGAATGAGGATATTGATTTCTACGATTGAATGCATTTGCTGGGTCGTATAATTCTGGTACATTACCAACCATTCCATCTATAATACGCCTCTTATTTGCATTGTAAGTGATGTATGAGTACAACTTCAACCATTCACCAGTGTGTCTGACAATTGCAGTACCATTAATTAGGAGTGATACAGAACGAATCATATTGTATCCGAGATTTGGAATCCATTGGAATTCATATCCAATACCAGTTGCATCTGGGGCAAGTTCTACATGTCTATTAGTGATTGGGGCAATCGGAGAGTAGATATCTGGAAGGCTGACATGAATATAGCAATCATGTACCAGTTGTGCATTGCGATCAACACGGACTCGCATGGTTTTAGGAAGGGAGGCATTCAAATCCAGATTTGTGGAACGAAAATCCAACCTGAAATGTTCCATAGCAAATTCAGTATGACGCTTATAGACTGATCTAAAATGAGTAAAGGAGGGAGACCCCGTCACAAGTTGGTCTTGTGCACCTTTATTCACTAATTGCATTAAGCCACCTGGCATTTCTTATTATTTAACGTTTGTTCTTTTTATATTAAAACATGTCTAATTGAATCGACAAATCATGTGTTGTGTTGCCACCGCCACCAGAATATGTAACTCCTACGTGAATTTTATCACCTGCAGCTAAGTCTTGCGTTGAATTGTAGTAAGATATGCTAGAGCCAGCACTTCCTGTTAATTCCTCTCTAAAATTTGGAATTGGAACCATTACTCCAGTCGACTTAGGTGTATAATATAGTTGTATAGTTGTTCCATGAGTACTGCTTGGTCCAGTTGTACATGCAATATTCAAGCCGGATAAAATTGCAGGCTGTTGAATTCTATAAAAGGCGGCTGGCAATCCTGGATCAGGAAACGTTCTATTTCCTGCGCTTTCAGCTGCCTGTGTTCCTGGCCATAGATAACCGTTAACCCCTGAACTGAGAGATCCCTTCAATCCGTAATATACAACTGTAGGATAAACATATGTTGAAAAGGGTTTTGTTCCTGCTGACTTTGTAACTAAATCCACACCAGGTCCCAATTGAATACCAGGAGATGCCAAATATGTCGGGTCAGCAATAATTGAAGGAGTTACTTGGGAAATATCAGATCCAGTATAAGAATTATAACTTAGTGGTTTTACTGTTCCAACGGTTGTTGAGCGCAATTGGACAGAACCCAGTGTTAGTCCCGAAGTATCATTTGTTTCTACGCCAACGTAACTACCAGTTGATTGAGAAGTTCCTGTAACTCCAGGACTAGTTGGTTGGGCAACATATATGTTCAAATCACGAGTTGACATGACATTGCTGTTGCTCACTAAAATGCCACGTTTTCGACCTCCACCATCTGAATATACGTTAATTGTAGAACCCTTCAATGAGTTAAATGAGAAACTTGCCGGACCTAATGTTCCTGTTCCTCCTGCTTCAACACCATATACTTCACTGTTGCTAGTGTAGCCTGCAGTCCGATTATCAACAGTCAGAACACATGTTCGCAACTTGGATGTTACGGAAGATTGGTTTGCTAAATAAATACCTTTCAAAGTGTGGTGTTGGTTAGATTGTAGACGCAATGTAAGATCCTCTACACGATTATTCCCAAGCAAAGTTAACAATGTCGTATCACCAGTAACACCTTCCATCTGAATCGTTGTTGCTTGAGTGCTCAGTCCGCGAATCGAAACACCATCGGTAAGTGTAAGCCCTTGTGTGAGATTGTACGTTCCAGGCATTACCCATATAAGTTGGCCACTAGCGGCAGTAGCCCCAGCAGCTTGAACAGTCTGAAATGGTGGTCCACCGACTACTCCAGTCGAATCATTACCTTTTAATTGATCAACTAACAGAACATTACTGAATCCCGATATAGATGATGGAAAATCTCGCCATAAAACCTTTACAGAGGCATTATGAGCTGTCAACCCTAAATATTGTCCAACTGTTCCTTGAGAATTACTTGAATCTCGTAAAATGTTTGAAATAGATAAATTTTCCGTTGCCAACGTAACACCGTCAAATGTTAATAATGAAGTTCCAGTAACTCCTGAACCATTATAAAAAAGAACAGCGTCTGTTGGTCCAGAGAATGTGAAGCCACCAGTTTCACCCTGGGGGATACCAAAATCCAGAATACTAGCGTATGATGTGCCGATATTTACCACAGTTGCCGATGATCCAGGGGAAAGTGTTGTTACACTCCCTATAGATACTGTTGCTGTAGCTCCCGTAGGGCCCTCAGCACCACCATCAGCTACTGGTGTCCAAGATGCATTAATTATTCCCGGTTCTGGAGGGTAGCCAGCATTCATAGGATTTCCGGTTCTGTAGTAGTAACCACCTAAATAAGTCACTGCTGCACCAAGTGGATACTTTACAGTATTGTCATACACTGTAGCAGGTAATATCCAAGGAGTAGGTCCTGTGACACCATCTGCTCCCGTTTCTCCCTGAGGGATACCAAAATCCAGGACACTAGCGTATGATGTACCGATATTTACCACAGTTGCCGATGATCCAGGGGAAAGTGTTGTTACACTCCCTATAGATACTGTTGCTGTAGCACCAGTTTCACCCTGAGGGATACCAAAATCTAGGACACTAGCGTATGATGTGCCGATATTTACCACAGTTGCTGGTGAACCAGGCGAAAGTGTTGTTACCGTTCCTATTTCTACTGTTGCTGTAGCACCAGTTTCTCCCTGAGGGATACCAAAATCTAGGATACTAGCGTATGATGTACCGATATTTACCACAGTTGCCGATGATCCAGGGGAAAGTGTTGTTACCGTACCTATTTCTACAGTTGCTGTAGCTCCAGTTTCTCCCTGAGGGATACCAAAATCTAGGATACTAGCGTATGATGTACCGGTATTTACCACAGTT